CTATATCTAAAGGTTTTATACCACCAATTTCTGTTAAATCTCTACCAATAGTTGTATCTAATTTAGCACGAAGTTGGTCACTTGCTTTTGGCAAGTTTATTTTAACATACTCTTGCTCTGTATCTTCTCTTTTTAATCTTCTTAATTGAGCATTAATTCTTGATTTAGTTTCTCTACCCACCAATACTCTCCTTAATATCTAATGCTTTTGCTTCGACTTCATCTTTAAAACCAGATGCATTGTTTTCTAAATAGTATTTAGTCACAATTTCTGGCAAAGAATTTTTACCTTCTAAATTGTCAGTTTGTAATATTTTTATATTAGCATTTTGTTTCTCACCTCTTAGTTCAAAAACAACAAATTCTAATTGTGTTGTAAATTGTCTATATGCTGAACTAAATGCGATTAAGTTAGAAAATCTTTGTTTAGAAAAGTCTGCAAGTCCAGTCTGACCAGTAACCATTTTAGATGAAATAAACAAACCAGATGTAATTGCAATTGCTTGATTTTCTGTATAACCTAAATTTAATAAAAACTGTACTGAATGTTGTACTCTTTTGTCTCTAGTTACTCTACGTAACTTTCTTGGATTACTTTCTGTATTATCGTTTTCTATACCTGTATCTATTGGTCTAAATACACCCGCTAGTTTACCAAATATACCTTCGGGTTTACTATCATCGCCAACATCTTCAAGTACTTGATTGTTTTGTGTTAATGTTGGAAACTCTAAATGTGGCAAAGAACCTAAAACAATTGGAGTTTGTGAATGATTACCATCCATAAACATACCAAAAACTAATGAGTTTGGTTGTATTTTTGGTGATTTACCTATACCAGATACACCACCTTCTGTTGTTGGAAGAACACATTGTGCCCAAGGTAAATCTTGTTGTGGCAATAAGTATGTCTCTTCTGAATGTAACCCATGTATTCTTATCTTTACACGCCCCTCAAACCCAAATGGTGGTGATGCATCAATAACTGTTGCAATAAACCAACGAACATTATCTCCGTAATATTCATAAGGCACTGGATTTAAAAATTTCTCGTTCATGCTTCTCTTTCTAATTTACAAACGTTCATTGTAACGTCATGTTGTGTGCCTCTAAATGTGTGTCGCAAGTCATAAATTAAATGTTTACCAGATTTATTTTTATCTAGCATATCATCTGCATTTGATTGTTTACCAACTTCTAAATTATCATTGACAACACTTAAATTTACTGTATCACCTACTGCCGCTTTACCAAGAAAAAATGCAGTACCAGGGACTGTAATAGACATCATGTTTTTAACTAGTAAATCTCTAATTGAATTAGACTCTAGTTTTTTAAGATGTTTTCCTTCTTCAAATTCATCATGATATGATTTAAACTTACCGTAAGTTCCTGTAGAAACTACTTGATGAATATTTTGTGCTTCATAGTCACCAATAAATCTATCTTTTAATTTTAATTTATTATCAAAAACATTTTGATTTCTTTTTATAATTATATCTTGTCTGTCTAAATTATTAATTGTCTTTTGCACGTCATAGTGTTGTTGTGTTATTTGACCAGTATTTAAATTAGTTATACCTTGTGATGCGCCAACAGTTCCATTTATTAGCATATGAAGAGTATCACCCATTTCACCTAAACCTAATGATTTAACAGTAAATCCTTGCTCGAATTCACTTTTATCTTCTGCAACATTTACGTTTGATGGATTATAACTATAAGGTAATTTATCATTAAATGGCACTTGACGATACATAACATCTAGATTACCCATTCTTAAATTTTCGTCATGTATCGTTGCCCATAAAAAGAAAGGAGAACCTGTCTGTGTTGTTGCTCTTGATAATAACCATTTAATTGCATTTATAGGTGAAAGATTGGGTATAATTACACGTATATCATCTTGAATTGCATCAACTTTTTTACTTCTAAACCCAAACAAAAGTTGATATGAAATATCAACACTTTTTTTTAATTGTGTCAAACAAATTCCTTTAACAATATCATCAATACGTCCACGATAAGACCCACGGAGTCTTTCTGCCGATGAAATAAACCCATGTTCATCGATAATGTCAAAAACGTATATACTAGACTTATCATTACCTTTTAGTTGTCTGACTATATTTGTCATGATAAAAGTCTTTTCAAACACAGGGTCAGTATCTTTACCTAGTCCTGCCATTTCTAATTTAATACGTTCTGTACCATTAAAATTAATTAATTCATACAAAGACTTATCATCTACAATTGCAATTGTACCAGTTAAAGATGGTTCTTCAATACTTTCATAAATGTTTATTTCTGCTACTTGATTTTTAACATCAAAGAATTTATTATCAAATCCACCAAATCTATCCGCAGAGATATGCGCCTTAGTTAACTTAAATTGTTGACTCTTTGGGTTTGCCATATTATGACTTCAATGCTTTATTAAAATCTGATACTACTTTGTCTATACTGTCTGGTCTAATGACAATAATTGTTTTTAGTTCATCATTTCTGGTTTCAAGTCTATCACGATAAGTAACAGGTATTAAACCTGATGTATTTACCGTTCTAGTCCCATCACTATCAGGTTCTGGGTAAGGGTCAATATCAACTTGTTTATCATTCGTATTTTTATAATGATGTACTGCATTGTATTGTTCACCTTCACTTGTTATTACAAGAGAGATTACATCGTTACTTTCATTAGTAAACTGCAACTGTTCACCAACAGAAAACTTAGTCCCACTTGTAATCTTTATAAACAATTGTCCTAAATCTAAATTTCTTTTTACAATTGTTCCAACAGTAGTTGATGATGCACCTGTGACAGATTGTCCAACAGGAAATGTTACTGCAATATCTTCATTTGCACCACCAATTGTAGTTCTATTGTTAAATGTAATAAATCTGTTTGGATACTTTGATGCCGCAGTTGCCAATAAATCACCTGTGTCTACTGGCCAACCACTAAGTCTTAAGTGGTTATTCATCAAATAAAATGTCCAATAATAATCTGTTGTGCCGTATAACTTATGTGATAATGAGTCTGCTCTATCGCCAGAAAGTATTGTGTATTTGTTTAAAAATGCTATGTTTGATTTTATTTCATCAATTAACTGTACGTATTGAGTTAGATTATTAAATAATACTGGGTCTTCTAAATTTCCAAATCTATATGCTAATGATTCAAAGTTTTTAAAATATTTTGTAGTCATGTTTAATAACCTTCTTCTTCAACTTTTTTTCTATTCAATGTTGATGTTTCAGTAAATGCTAAGGTCATATCTATTTCAGTAAATTTACCACCACTATGCATTGCTGAATTTGTTGGATTATATGTAATACTAATATCACGAAGAAAGCAAGGTTGAATCTTTGTTGCTACTTCTTTGCCATCGTATACTACTGCTATATTAAATTTATTTGGAAAACGATAACCAATAGATGCATCAACACCACCAATATCAACAAGAATATCTTCTGGATATAATTCAGTTCTAAAAAACTTAATGATTTCGTCTATCTCATCTGCCTCTCGTTCAGATGTAGCAATAAATTTAAATGTAAATGCAAACTCTCGAAGTGCAACTGACTTAAACAATGCACGAGTATTTGGATTCATTGTTACACCAGCGGCCTGTTTTACTGCCAGATTTGCACCTTCACCTGCCACTTTTGCTACACTTACTTGTGTCATTGCAAGTTTACCTAAATCACCACCAGCATTACCTTGAAGACCAGCAGAAAGTGTTGACCCTATACCACCAAGAAGTGAACTTAAAATATTTTTACCACTTTTACCTGCGGCCTCACCTATACCACCACCAAAACCTAAATCTGCATTATCATATGCAACGTTATCTCTAAACTGCAATGCAACAGGTGTAAAAAGTTTTACTGATTTATCTATTTGCGATAATTTAGAACCAGAACCTTCTTTAGTTTGATATGCTACACCTTCACCTTTAAACTCGTCTGTTTGTTCTCCATCATTTGTAATTTCACTTGTGTCTGAATCTTTACCAAAAATACCAGATAAACCAACTAAAGATGCCATATCTAAAGGTTCTTCTTCGAAGATACTAAACATGAGTCTACCTTTGTAATCGTCTGGGTTATTGAGTGGATATTCTAAATCTTTTCTGCCTTTTAGAACTGGTACTGCTTCTGGAAGTGAATCGAAAAGAACTTCTTTTCCAAAATTTACTAATGTTTTACCGAAATCTGCCATATGTTACTCTAATAAATAGTTTAATATAGTTCTATTTATACACAAATGAAGACATACAAAGGAAGATATCGAGTAAAAAATATAAAAAAGTATAAAGGTGATTATGAAAATGTCATCTATAGGTCTTTGTGGGAAAGGCATTGCTTTCGGTGGTGTGATGAAAACCCTAAAGTTCAATACTGGAGTTCAGAAGAAACTGTTGTTCCATATTACTATGAAATAGATAAAAGATACCATAAGTATTATCTTGATTTGAAAATAACATTTAAAGAAGGTAAAACAATACTTGTTGAGATAAAACCAGAGAAAGAAACTAAACCACCTACAGGTAATAGAAGAACTAGACGATATATTACCGAAGCAACGACATATGTAAAAAATATGAATAAGTGGGAAGCGGCAGATGAATATGCAAAAGACAATGGTTATGAGTTTCAAGTCTGGACAGAAAAGACACTTAATTCTATGGGTATTCTGCCTAAATCTACAAAACCTTTAAAACCTTTTACAGGACGTAAGAAATAAGTATAAATAGAAGTATGTCAAATATCTTTCAGAAACTAGAACTTGCGGCATTTCGTAATCAAATTACTCCAAGAACTAAAGAGAGTAGAGAGTGGTTTATGAATAAAGCAAAGACTATGCGAGGTATTAATAGAGAAGAACTTATGAAAGAAGAACCGCTCAGTAGAAGTGGCAGAAGAGTTATTGGGTCAATGCAAATGTTTGGTTATGACCCAAAACACAAAGATACTTTACCATATTACGATAGATTTCCTTTAGCAATCATTGTAAAACCTGCAAAGGGTGGGTTTCTAGGTTTAAATCTGCATTACTTACCACCAATACTTCGTGCTAAGTTTCTTGATGCATTGATGGATAACGTCACAAGTAAGAAAAGTGACAATGCAAAGTTTGACTTAACAGTAAGATTATTAGCAAGTGCAAGTAAACTAAAGTATTATGAACCATGTATTAAGCATTATTTAAGTGAAAAAGTTGCAACTAAATTCGCAGAAGTCAAGGCACCAGAATGGGAGATTGCTACGTTTTTACCACTTGCACAATTTGAAAAAGCAACAAAACAAAAAATATATGCAGACAGTAGGAAAATGCTATGACAACTAATATGATAGATACGTTTAAAAGTAGAATAACAGAAGGTGGTGGTCTTGCGATGGCCAACCTCTATCGTGTTTTTTTGCCACCAATTATTGGTATCAGAACAGAAGATATGGATATTCTCTGTAAGGCCGCACAAATACCAGGTAGACAAATACTATCAACAGAAAGATTTATGGGTATGTCAACTATGAAAGTTGCAAATGGTTATGCTAGTGATGACGTGACTTTAACTTTCTATTGTTTAAATGACATGAGAATCATAGATTACTTTCATGCTTGGCAATCAAAAGCAGTCAATCAAGAAGAACAAGAAGTCGGTTATTTAAATGATTATACCTATCCAGTAATCATTCAAGCACTTAAAAAAGGTGCAGAAAATCCACTGTTACAACCTAAAAAGTTATTTGACAATAAACTACCAGATGCATTAAAAGATGCGATACCGCCAATTGGTCCACTTGACTTAGCAAATGGTACTTTTGATTTAGGTTTATTAGGTGATACAGGGTTGAGATATATGGCAGAAGGTGTGACATATTCTTGTCGACTAGACAAAGCATATCCTACTACTATAAATAGTTTCGAAATGAGTAATGAACTAGATGGTTTATTAGAAGTGAACGTTCAATTATCGTACAAAAACTTTAGAATAGTTGAAGGTAATTTGAAAGATAGAATTATCGACAAAGCAATTGATGTTGTCGGTGAAAAAGTGAAAGATAAACTCAAAGATAAAATGCTTGGTGGGTTTACGAGTACACTTATAGATAGATTATAATATAGGAGAATATTATGAGTGGAGCATTACCAAAATTAAATGCAACCCCAACTCACGAGTTGACAATTCCGTCATCGGGGCAAAAAGTGAGTTATCGTCCTTACTTAGTAAAAGAAGAAAAGATACTTCTTCTTGCATTTGAGTCTAAAGATGAAAAACAGGCGATGCAGGCAATGGTAGATACAATTGTTGCATGTGTTAACGAAAAACTAAATCCTAAAACATTTACTTCATTTGATGTAGAGTATATGTTTACACAAATACGTAGTAAATCTGTAGGTGAAACAACTAAAATTAATGTTGCATGTTCTGAATGTGGAACAATGCATGAGCAAACAATTAATTTAGCAGAACTTAAAGTTGAAGTTCCAGAGATAAACAATGTTATTGAATTAACAGATACTATCTCTGTAGAATTAAAGTATCCATCTTTTGAGGCATTTATCAAAAATTATGGTAAAGACCAAAGTGAAACTGAGTTTAGTTATATGGTAATTAATAATTGTATTGATGCAGTAATTAATGAAGAAACCAGAATTAGTGCAGATGAAGTTTCAGTAAAAGAGTTAAGTGAATTTGTTGAGTCAATGAGTTCTAAACAATTTCAATCTATTGCAGACTATGTACAAAATATGCCACAATTAGAAGATACTGTTAACTTTACTTGTTCTAATTGTGGGCATGAAAACGACAGAACACTTAAAGGTATTTCTGATTTTTTCTCCTAAACCTTTCGCATGATAGTCTGACAAATTATTATCAGACTAACTTTGCGATGATGCAACATCATAAGTACAGTTTGACAGAACTAGAAAATATGATACCATGGGAAAGGGAAATTTACATTACATTATTATTAGATTGGATAAAAAAAGAAGAAGAAAGACAGAAAAACGAGCAATCGAAGTATAAATAGAAGTATGAGTATTGAAGGCACAATTTTACTAGATATTTCTAAGCAGTTACGTGAATCAGAATCACGTCAAGTTAATGCACAAGAGGAAACTACTGGTGCAATAACAGAATTAACTAATACCTTTCAGCAATTCTTTAAAGCAGAAAGACGAGATAAAGAAGGTGATGATTTAGAATCATCTAGAGAAGCACAAGGTCAAGTCACGAAAGAAGGCGCAATGGGTGCCGCAACTGGTAGTGATATAGAACCACTAGATTTTGGTGGTAGTTATTTTGCCATGATTGCTGGTGCAATTACTGGTCTGGCAACAGGTTTAGTTGGTGCTATAGCAGGTCAAATTGCATTAGTTACAGGAGCAATTGGTAAATTATTTAGACTTGACAAAGCACTTGCTGGAATACGAAACTTATCAAAAGCATTTGTTGGAAGATTTAATCGATTGAATCCAGAAGTAGGTAAATTTTTTAGAGCAATTAGTAATACTTTTGCTAATATAACAAAACAATTTAAAGCAGGTTTTAATGGTTTAAAAGTTGCAAGAAATTCTGTCGGACAGTTTACGAAGTTAGGATTTTTTGGTAGAATGGGTAGTTTTTTTAACACACTCCTTAAACCTTTTAGATTTATAATAAAAGCATTTGCTGATTTAAATAAAACTATACGAAGTGTTTTTGGTATTGTTAGTAAAGTTGCAAAAGGTGGTGGTGTTTTATCAAAATTCTTTGGTACTATTGGTAGTTTTTTTCGTGGTTTTGCCGCAATTGGTAGTAAATTATTAATACCATTACAAGTAGTTATCGGTCTTTTTAGTGGTGTCACACAGGCATTTAAAGATTTTACAAACACAGAAGGTAGTTTTTTAGATAAATTAATTGCAGGATTAGGTGGATTTGTAAAAGGTGCCTTTAATGCATTAATTAGTATGCCATTAGATTTATTGAAAAAAGGTGTATCTTTCATAGCAGGTAAACTTGGGTTTGAAAATTTTGCAGAA